CCCTGCGCGGCGTTGTGGAACGCGCCCAGCGTATCGGTCTCGGACTTCCCTTGGTTCCGCAGTTGCAGGATCATGTTCTGCAACCGCTCCTGCTCCTGCCCGCCGCCGATGATCGCGTCGTTCCTCGCGCCCGCGTAGGACTTGTCCTTGGCGTCGTTCAGAACCCGCATGGCGTTGTTGAACGCCGGGGTGCCGGGGACCAGACCCTTGTTGGAAAGCTGCGTTTCGAGCGCCCGCTGTGATTCTTGGTACTGCGGGTCCAGATACCCCGTGGAACGCTTGTAGAGGGCGTCCTGCACCTGCTGCCGCTCTGCTGTGGTGTCCCCCGGCATCGCGGTCAGCTTGGAGTAGTCGAGATCGGATTGGATGCCGGAGTTGACCGGGGACGGGCCTGCCGCCGCGCCGCCGCCGAAGCTGCCGATCATGCCGTACCCGCCGCCGCCACCGCCCCCTCCACCACCTGCGCTACCACCTGCGCCGTAGTATGTCTGCCCGAACTGGTTGGCAGCGGTGTTCCCAAGCTGCCCCATTTGCAGGCGGTAGGCTGCGTTCTGGTCGTAGATCGGCTGTTCCGATGGGCCGAACGATGTCTTGTTCGTCACCTTGCCGGTGGTAGGGTCAGTCACCCACTCGTTGCTACTCCCGGTGGCCCCCACCTGTCCATAGCGGTTCTGCCCCATGACATCGTAGGCCGCTTCCTTGTTGCGCGCGAACTGCTGATCGTTCAGCGCCGAGTAGTCAGGTGCGGCGGGGGTCTTGGCTTTCTTACCCATGTATGTCTCCAAGGAAGCGGCACTTCTGTTTCCACATCACCATGAGGATCAGGTCGCCGGAGGGCATCGCCCCGCGCAGCACCGCCTCGTTCTCGAATCCGAAGTTCCTGTTCAACTTCAATGCGTCGTTGTTGCTCGCTTCCACCGGGGCGGTGATTCTCTCAACGCCGAGGCGCACGAACGGGTAGTGGAAGATCGCGTAGAGAAACTGCCGGGTCATCCAACGCCTGCCGGGAATCCCGGCGATGTGCGCGAAGATGTTTGGCCCCGTGTAGTTCTCGTAGACGACTCCCGCGATGATCTCCCCGTGTCTCTCCAACCCTATTGCCGTGTGGTTCGCCCACCCATCCGTGTCCAACATACGCGCACAGAAACCAGCGACCCGCCGTGTGTCGGTGACAAGTTTAGATCGTGGCACCGAACTCGTACACATAATCCGTGGCTGCCCAAAGTGTCTCAACATCCTGTGCAACAAGCATGTGCAGCGCCGCGCAGTAGCCCATGCCCTGCACACTCTGCCACCGCCGATAGCGTTGGTACTCCGAGTCCCACTTGGCCGCGTCCCACACCGCCACGTCCCACACGAAGTCGCTGGCCGGAAGTGCCACAACATTCAACGTCAGGGGGGTCACCACCGCGAAGTCCACTTCCAAAACGATAGCGGCGGCCGGGATGGAGCCGGATTGGAAGATGGGGCGGGCCATCGTCCACCGCTTCGTCACGCCCATCGACTCGAAGTAGTTGTACGCGGTGATGACCTCGATCTCGATGCGGTCGCCAATGGTTCCATTCCACGGCACGTTATCGAAGTAGCCGGTCCACGCCTGACATACGCGACCGTCCTTGGTGATGAAGTAGGGGTCGATGCCGACGAGACACACGCTCTGTATGTCCATGTTCGTGTACTCGCACCACGCCCCGCTGATCGTGTTCATGGAGTACACACGCACACCGCCATCTTCCTCGGTGTCGGGAATCGGCACGATCAGCCAAATCTGGTTCTCGTTGGGGAACAGCAACATCTCCCACCCGATCACGTTGAACCAATCCGAGATCAACGCGCTGATTGTGTGTGAAATTTTGTCCGTAAGATTGTCGGCAGTATTGACCTTCGTGCTTTGGAACGACTTGGACAGCGACTCCATGCCGGTCGTGGTGAGCACAAGCAGATCACCGCCGTAGCTGACGCCGCAGCGCCGCCCCACCGGGGAGCCGAGCCGGAGCACACCCTCCAACCCCCACGCCTCTGCGCTCGCCGGGTCGGTGCCGGAAAAGATCGCGCACTCGCCGTTGCTCGAAATGAACACCAGCTTGTCGTTCATCCCGTCGCCGGAGTCGCCTGCCCATGTGTAGATCGCCATGAGGAAGCCACCGAACTTGAACAGTTGGCCGACCTCGAACGGCTGCGCGATGCCACCGACTTGATCCACGGGGAGGAACCACGCCTGCGTGCTGTTCTTCTGCACGAACCACAGGCGTCGTTGGTGAACGGCGACGTGAACAAACGTCTTGGGGTCCACGCCGCTGATGTCGAAGCCCACGGGCGGCGGGGTCACATCCTCAAGCACAGGGGTAAACGTCACGCCATCGTAAACGAGTGGCGGGTCGATCCCATCCACGCAGTAGAGATAGTTCCCGCCGACGTTTCCGAACATCGTCGTCTGCCAGTAATCGCTTTGCAGCCCCGCCACGCCCGGCAGCGGGGCCGCGCCCGGAGCGTTGATGGCGTACACGCTGCCGCCGGAGAACGCGACGACGGTGGGGGAGCCCGATACGGGGCTGAATTCAGCAACGGTGGGGTTGGTCCCCGGCGCGAGGCCCACCGCCCGCGCCTTCCACCCTTTCCGCATCGTCACCGCGTAGGGGATGGGGAACCAATTCCGCAGCACGATGGCGTCGGTCGGCGGCATTGCTGCCACCGAGTCGCGAGCGTTCAGTCCCCCAATGGGCGACGGAACGCTCGCTGTCTTGATGACAGCGCGGCGCGGAGTGGGACGCCACGGAGCGGTCATTGAATCACGCAGCCTTGCGGTAGATGCTTTCCGCGAGCAGGAACCCGAACAGCGGCCACAGCTTTCGGAAGGCGTCGTCGTAGGCCAGTTTCTCCCCAATCGCGAGATTGAAGTTTCGCTTGTCCACGCACGCCGCCTCGCCGCGCACCGAGTACCCGTTGTCCAACGTCATGTGGCAGACCGTGACGGTGCTGCCGGGAAGGACGATGAACTCCGAGGTTTTGATACGCTGCTCCATTGCTTCCTTCGTCACCCTCGGGAACGTCTGTGCTTCGATTGCTTGGTCTTTCTCTTGGCTCGACAGCATTTGATCTACTCCTATGATGTGGTGCGGGCACCCGCCGCACCTTCGGGTTCACTACGGGCCGGTCGGGCCTGTGTTCCAGTTACCGTCGCTGATGTTCCAAGGCCCGATGTAGATCGGGGACACACGCGGCGACAGCGACAGGCGGGGCGCACCTTGATTGCGGCTCATCGCTTGGTTGAACGATACGTCGTAATTCTTCTGAAGCGAGGTAGTGTCGAAGCCTTTGATCTCCCACAGCTTCAGCTTGATGCCGTTAATCATCATGCGCGTGTTGAACACACACGTTGCGGCGTCGGTGGTGGCGTACTGCGCGGTGGACCCGTCCTGCTCAATCACCCACCCGTTCGCGTAATACATGAAGTCGAGGTTGTAGGGGGTGAACGCGCCACCTACCACGGTCGGCGTCGGGAACAGTTCCACCGTGTCCTTGACGTAGCGGTAACGCAGGCGCGGGCCGAGCGCGACGATGCCGCTCTTGAGCGTCTGCCATTGCTGCGGCGTGGCCTGCCCGATGAGGGACCAATGGTTCGTGCGATCCCACTCGGTCTGGTCGATAGGACCGGCCCAATCGGAGGGCAGCGGGTACGCTTCCTGATTGGCTACGGTGACGAGCGTGAAATTCTTTTCGAGTTCCTTCCACCGATACTGCTCGTAGAGTTCCTGCCCGAGCGCGTTCCACAGGCCAAACATCTGCTGTCCGGTGGAGTCGGGGGCATTCACCACCGTATCGGGCACCGGCAAGCCGAGTTCACGGAGCGCATCTTGGCATTGCTTCAGAACCGTGGGCGATGTGTGCGCCATGAAACCCCCTACGTTAGATACCCGACGAAGCTGATGATAATGCCCGCGATTGGGGGAGCGCCGCCAGCGGCAGCGATTGCTGAAAAGATCGCCCCGTTTGCTACGCTGCTCAACGCCCGCACGCGCACCTTCTCGCCCGCTGCTGCCTTATGTGTTGCCAAAAACATCGTGGCTATCACATCGCCCGCACTCTTGGCCTCTACCGTGGTCCCGGCGAAGTTGATCGCCACGTTATCCGCCTCGGCCCAAC